GCAGAGAGTCTAGTGAATGACTTTTTATTTTGCTATGATTAATGCATGGAGTTTAGCGTGGGATGTTTTAAACGGAACTATGGACGAAGAATATCCTATTATCGATACTAAACTTGGAGTAGGAAATACTGCTCATGAGAATGATGGACTTGATTATGAAAATAGTTTATATGAAAGTTCCTCTGGTGATGATTTTATGGCAGACGTAGACGATCAAAGAGCACATCATTTCGGATCAGTAACATTATATGATGATTATGATACTGATATGAATTTAATCATTAATGGAGAAACAGAAATGGATCAAGATTTTTACGAACCTAAAAGAAACCATCAATATAAGTATCATGAAGATGAAATCTTAAAAGACATTCAAGAATATGTCTCAAGCACATATAATGGACACTATACAGGATCTAAAAATGAGTTTCGTAAAGTCCAAACTATCGATCTGATGGCAGCAAGAGATTTAGCTTCTGATTTTTGTCAGGCAAATATCTTAAAGTATGGTAGTCGATATGGAAGTAAAGACGGAAGAAATAAAAAAGACTTGATGAAAGTCATACATTATGCTATGCTGTTAGCACACTTCGATGGACATTATGGAGAACCTTCAATGCCATCTGGAAACTTTGACCAAATGCCTTAATTTTAAAAATAATGACCATGAATTTATGTGATAATACATTAGGTATCCTCAAAAACTTTGCGGGTATTAACAATTCAATTCTTGTAAAAGAAGGAAATCAACTTCGTACAATTTCGGTAGCAAAGAATATTCTTGCCGAAGCAGAGATAGATGAAGATTTTCCTCGTCAATTTGGAATATATGATTTAAATCAATTCTTAAATGGATTAAGTTTACATCAAGATCCTGATCTTGATTTTACTGAAGAATCATATTTAACTATTCGTGAAGGAAAGAGAAGAGTAAAATATTTTTTCGCAGATCCACAAGTAATTGTCGCACCACCAGAAAAAGAAATATCACTTCCAAGTGAAGATGTTTGCTTTGAATTAGATAGTACAGCACTTGATAAGTTACTCAAGGCAGCAGCAGTATATCAACTACCAGATCTATCAGCAGTTGGTGAAGCAGGTGTTGTTAAACTTGTTGTGCGTGATAAAAAGAATGATACTTCAAATGAGTTTGCTGTTGTAGTTGGTGAAACCAATAAGAACTTTGTATTTAATTTTAAAGTTGAGAATATTAAAATCATACCTGGTGCCTATGATGTAGTTGTATCATCAAAACTTTTGTCTAAGTTTACTAACACTAACTTTAATTTAAAATACTACATAGCATTAGAACCAGATTCTACATTTGAGTAATGCAAAAGGAAATTTTTTTTACTGAAGATGAAATGCAAATTATTCGAGTTTGCTTGAATAACGCACCTTGCCCTTATGATGTAGGAGACGGTGCTAAAGCAGTAAAGATTTTGATTGAAAAAACTGGTGAACCAAAACCTTTAAAGGGGGAAAGTTTACCTTTAGTTGAATGTGATTTAACCAAGTACGAAAAATGAACAACATCGGATTAGAGGTTGTCTTTTGGACAGCGTTATCAATTTACCTCTTAGCAAAATTAGGAGCATTTAAAAAGAAATAGTTAAAACCCATGAGATTGCAATTCTGGTATTCCAAAGGTGTTAAACAATGGCACTGGACATTACACACTCGTCACTATGCTCCAAAGGGGCAAAACTACTATCATACTTCTGGATCTGGAACTGATGTTAGGGAAGTTATGGATAAAGTTGCAACAGAAGTTGAACAATTAGTTGAAGAAAAAAACAATGAAACTAACACAGAAAATAATTGATCAAATACAAGAAGCAATGCTTCATACAAATCTGAAAGGTGAAATAAACTGGAAAGATGGTGATGATGTTGAAGTTCAAATTGCAGGAACTTTCGCAAAAGATAAATTTATTGTAATTAAAAACTCATCTAAAAATCCTTGGGAACCCGCACAACCTCATCCTAGATACGATTACGAAAAGAAGGAGTTTAAAAAATGACATCAGAATTTGTTCAACGTCATATTGGTCCTACACAAAAGGAGCAATATAAAATGTTAAATGATTTGGGTGTTTCAACTATTGATGAACTTGTAAGACAAATAGTTCCAGATTCAATTCTACTTCGTGGTGATAATGATTTACCAGAGTCTTGTAGTGAACAACAAGCACTTACAGAACTAAAAGAAATTGCAGAAAATAATGTTGTTAAAAGAAGTTTAATTGGTCAAGGATATTATGGTACAATTGTACCACCAGTTATTCAAAGAAATCTATTTGAGAATCCATCTTGGTATACATCTTATACACCATATCAGGCAGAGATATCACAAGGTAGATTAGAAGCATTATTTAATTATCAAACACTAATCACAGAACTTACTGGACTTCCAATATCAAATGCTTCATTGCTTGATGAAGGAACAGCAGCAGCAGAAGCTATGATACTTGCTTATGGTGCAAGTAAAAATAAAAATAAATTTTTAGTCGATAGTCAAGTATTTCCACAAACTTTAGCAGTATTAGAAACTAGAGCAAAACCATTAGGAATTGAAATTGTAAAACTTGATTTTGATGATTCAGTTCCACTATGTGATTTTGAAGAGGGATTTGGAGTATTAATTCAGTTACCAAACAATCAAGGAAAGTTGAGAGATCCTGATTCACTTATTAGAGTAGCGGATGTATATAAGTGTATCAAGATAGCAGTTGTAGATCCTTTAGCACAAGTATTGATGCAACCTGTAGGAGAGATGGGATTTGATATTGCAGTTGGTAGTATGCAGAGGTTTGGAGTTCCTATGGGTTATGGAGGACCTCATGCAGCATT